GGACGCCTGGGGATGCGACGAGGCAAGCAAGCCGGAACGCATCGACGAGGTCGTCGCCGTCATGAGGGCGGAGGCCACGGCTCGCGGCCTGCCGTTCCTTGACCTGGCCGGGCGGCTACTGGTGCGGCGGGCGATCCAGAACGCCAGGCGGAACGCTTGACAGTCCTGCCCGCTGCTATTGCACCTCATTGCCGATCTGCCACTCTGGACCTGTCCCCCTGCGCGGAGGAAGCATGACGGCCGATGACATCACGCGGATGGCGATCGAAATCATCAAGCAGTATCCGGACCACCCGGCTCGCGCACTCGCGCGGCGGCTGGTGGAGGCCGCCAACGGTGCCATCACGCTGGAGTCCGCCAGGAGCAGGATTCGCTTCCAGTTGGGGCAGTCAGGCGTGAGGAAACGAAAGAGAGGGGCGACGGGGTTTGAGCGGCCGGCTCGCCAGCCTGGCGAAGGCGTTGCAATGCCGGTGAGCAAGGCCCCTGCCTGGGAGCCGTTTGATCCGCATCTCACTGGCTTATGGGGCGTGCTCTCGGACATCCACGTGCCATACCACTCCGAGGTGGCGCTCAAGGCCGCGGTCGAGCACTTGAAGGAGCGGCAGATTGTCGGCCTGCTTCTCAACGGCGACATCGCTGACTTTTACTCGATCAGCAGGTACGTGAAGAACCCCGCCAACCGCGACTTCGGCGACGAGCTCGCCCAGGTGCGGCAGCTGCTCAAGTGGCTGCGGCAGGAGTTCCCCGACGCCAAGATCATCTACAAGCTCGGAAACCACGAGGAGCGTTACCAGCACTGGCTGTGGCAGCACGCCGCCGAGCTCTCGCTCCAACCGGAGATGAGCCTGGACGTGTGGCTCCACTGCAACCTCTATGACATCCAAATGGTCAGCGACCAGCTGCCAGTGATGCTCGGAAAGCTACCGGTGCTCCACGGTCACGAAAAAGGCAAGGGGATGACCGCCCCGGTGAACCAGGCCCGCGGCGCGTTCCTGCGGCTTCACCACACGGTGCTCGAGGGCCACGGGCATCGCACGTCGGGCCACTGCGAGCCCGACATGTGGGGCAACGAGGTCTTCTGCTGGTCTACGGGATGCCTCGCGGATCTCCGGCCAGAGTACGCACGGCTCAACAAATACAACCACGGCTTCGCAACGGTTGATGTGCACGCTGATGGCTCGTTCGACGTGCAGAACATGCGGATCACAAAAGGCGGCGTGGTGCGCACCTCGTGAGACTCACGGACGAATACATCGCGGAGGCCCGCCAGCGGGCGTATCGATTCCAGGGGCAATGGTGCGGCACAAGCGGGGCATTAGCCGCGGACAGTGCACGGATGATTATCGAGAGAAAGGAACTCATGAGCACGATCGCTGAACTCGAGCAGGACAACGCGGCCATGCGGGCCGCCATCGAATCACGCGGCGGATGCTGCGATGGCGGGAAATGCCACGCCCCCCCTGCCCTCAACCTTCCGGAAGGATACTCGGACTGCACGCTGACGCCGGCCCAGCCCGTGCCGGAGGCAGTGTTTGAAGAGATTATCCCGGTCGGCGGAATGAGCCCTGAGCAGCTGGAGGCTGCATGGGCAGGCGTAAAAGAGCGGCAGCGTGAGCTCCACGAGCGGCTGCGCGACCCCTACGCAGCCGATCCGCTGGAGCGACGTGTGGTTGGCGATGCGTCTGCGTTGCCGGCCGAGCCGGCCGTGATCCATAAGCCCGGCACCACGGCGAAGTTTGGCACCGGGGCGGTGCGTTCCGACACGGTTGAGCAGTTCCGCTATGACCTCGTCTCGCCGATCGGCCTCCGAGAGGTAGCTCGAGCATGTGCCGAGGGGGCTGAGAAGTACAGCGATTTCAATTGGGAGCGTGGCATGCCGGTCAACGACCTGCTGAACCATGCGATCGCTCACGTCTACCAGTTTCTCGCGGGCGACCGCAGCGAGCCGCACCTCGGGCATGCTGCCTGGAATCTGCTCGCCGCCATCCACTCGCACGAGCTCTGGACTGAGCTCAACGACGGCAAGCTTCGCGGCCCTGGCTGCAAGCCGCCCACCTGAACAAAGGTACAATGGCGGTAGGAGCAGCATGTGAAGGGCGAACACACTCGACTAGCCGACACGCTGTTTCGTCACGGCCCAAACGGCCGCGAACCGCTGGCGCCGCCGAGCGGCGAGCACGTCCACTACCAGCCGCTCCGCAGGGCTGGGATCGGCGTGATCACCTCCCGGCCGCCGACCGCTGAAAACACGTGCCGGTGCTGGGCGTGCCGGCTCGGGTTCAACGTCGACCACTCAAAGCTCCAGAGGTAGCCGATGCCCACGCTCTCGCTGACAGGCAACAGCCGCCTCACGTTCTCGCTCGCCGACACGCAGCTGGTCGGCAGTGTGACCGGCGAGGTCGAGGTGCGGTCCTCGCAGACGGTCACCAATGGGACGGCGGCCGGCCAGGCGAACGTGGCGTGGGCAACTAAGGTCACGCTCGCGGCTGGCCAAGCCTACTCGTTTGACCTGACGAACCTGTCGGCGTCGGCCTTCGGCTACGTGGGCAAGATTAATGTCTCCACGCTCCGCGACGTGATCGTGGTGAACAACGAGACGGCCGCGAACCGCTTCATTCTGTACGGGGTGATATCGCAGGCCGACACAAGCGGCTACGCGGCCCGGATCAACCGCGGCGGCAGCTACCGCTGGACCGACTACCAGGACGGCATCGCCGTCACGGCTGGCAACAAGACCGTCTATATCGCCAACCCATCGGGTGGCAGCGTCACGTTTGATATCGCGCTAGCTGGTGTGGGCACCTTCTCGGACAACTCCTAATGGTTGCAGTCGCTGACAACCTGCATGCGATCGTGACGCAGATTTCTGCGTTCCTTGCGGCTGCACGCACGCAGGCAGCGACCGGCATGACCTGGCAGAAATTCGGCGAGCTGCTTGTGCAGCTGCTGCACCAGGCCGTGACGAGCCTCGACGCGATCTCGGGCCTGAGCGGTCCAGAAAAGAAAGCGCTGGTGCTCACTGCGGTGGCGTCGCTTTTCGACAGCCTCGCCGATCGGTGCGTGCCGATGACTCTGTACCCATTTTGGTCCATGATCCGCCCGGCCACGCGCACGCTCGTGCTCGCGATCGCATCTGGCGGGATTGAGTCGATGCTCCCAATCACGAGGTCTGCATGATCACGCTCCTGCTCGTTGCCACGGCTCTCGCGTTCCTGTTCTGGCCGCGGGGCGGCGTTACGAATCCTCTGCCGAAATCATTTTCTTCCGAGGATTTGTTCCGCGTGCCGCCGCCGGCGGTCCCGAAGCCTCCGGCTGCCCCGGATGCACGCGACGCTATCGATAGCCTGCTCGAGGTCCGCGACCGGCTGGCGGCCACCGAAACCCTCGACGAGGACTCTGCAAAGGCCGTCGACATTCTTTGGTTGGACCTGCTCCACGGGAGCAAGAAATGACACGCGACAAGCTGATCGTGGCCGGTCTCCTGCTGGCTGGGGCTCTGCTCGCGGCCTACGTCGAGTACGGCTCGCGAAACTCAACACCGGCACCCAGCGGAGGGTTCTCTCTCCGTGGCAAATGGATCGGCCCAGCGGCCGCCGAAGACGCAGCTGCGTTCGCCGGGCTCTGCCGCGGGCTGGCCGACGCCCTCGAGGCCGACGGCAGCCGGCCGCAGCCGCGAATCACCTCGGGCGTGCAGGTCGAGGATGTGCGGGTGGCCGCGGCCGAAGGCCGCTTTCTGCCGCGTCGCCTGACGCAGGAGCAACCGCACGCCGTGGCGGCCGCCGGCAAATACCTCGACGACATTGCCGGGACTTCTGGCGGCCCGCTCGACGCCGCTGCCAGGGCTACGTGGGTTAAGGCATACCGCGAACTTGCAACCGCAGCTGAGGAGAGCGTCCGATGAAAATCACCGACGTCATCTGGGAAATCATCGACAACGGGCTCTACGTGTTGCACCTGGTCGCGGTGCTCTTCATCGGCGTGTCGGCCGTGGCTTGCCCGATCTGGCTTGGAATGATCCACGGCGAGCTCGTGGCGATCCGCGAGCAGATGAAAGCGGATGAGTGCAAGCCGGAAGAAGGCCCCGGGCCGGTGCTGCCGCGCGTGCTCCCGCGTCTTCGCCGCATCGGCGAGGAGGCTGAATGACCCGCATCGTCCGCGCGTGGACCTGGTCGGCCGTCGCCTTCGTCATCGTCGCCGCTCTCATCGGCGCCGTCGTCGATCACTACGCTCACAGACTCCTGCGGCGCGTCGATGCATCCTTCGGCTACACGCCCAACCCGGAGGGCGTTCGCGAGTTCCTGCGTGAGCTCCAAGAGCCGACGTTCGCGGAGGCCGGTGCGGACGCGATGAAGAACGCGACCGGTCGCGATACGTTCCTCTACCGTGCCGTGAACGTGTCTCACCAGAGACGCTACGGAAAGCCTTGGCAGTGCTGGAACCAAGGCCCTCATGGAAGCTGCGTGAGCTTTGCGTTTGCGTTGGGAGAATACGCCGCAGAAGCGGTCGACCACGTGGCCGGCAAAACAAAGCAGGCGCCGCTGGAATGTGCCACTGAACCGGTTTACGGCGGAAGCAGAACGGCAGCCAGACTTCCCCCTATGGAGCGAAATCTCGGAGGGGATGGAAGCTATGGCGGCGCCGCGGCCCGCTGGCTCACCGGCAACTGCCAAGACAAGACGGTCGGCGGCGTGCTCTACCGCTCGAAGTACGGCGCGTTCGATCTCAGCACGTATTCAATCCCGCTATCGCAGAAGTGGGGCCGCGACGGTGTGCCGCTCGAGCTCGGCCGCGAGGCTGCCAAGCGTCTAGCGAAGTGCGTTCAGGTCCAGACTTGGCAGGAGCTCTGTGCCGCGATTGAGCGAGGCACGCCCGTGGCCATCTGCTCGCAGGTCGGCTACGGACCAACGCCGCGGGTGCGTGACTCGGATGGCGCACTTTCCAGAGGCTCGTCCTGGTCGCATGCGATGCTGATATGGGGCGTGAGGCACAAAAGCAACGGCTCGCCGGATGACATGGGGCTCATACAGAACAGCTGGAACACGACCTGGTGCTCGGGTCCAAAATGGCCAGACGACCAGCCAGACGGCAGCTTCTGGGCTCGCCGGCGAGACATCGAAGCCGCCCTGCAGCAGGGCGACTCCTGGGCCATCGGCACGAGCTACGAATGGCGTGATCTGCAAAACGCGGAATGGGGGCTAGCACTATGAATCTCGTCATGTGGGCTGTGTTCGGCGCGATCGTTGGCGGCATCGCCCGTTCGCTTCTGCCGTCCAAGATCCCGGCCGGCTGGCTGCCGACGATCGCGATCGGTTGCATCGGCAGCATCGCCGGCGGGCTACCGTTCGGCGACGGCCCAGCTGGGTTCGTAGGCTCAATTATTGGGGCTGTTGCCGTGTTGTACCTGCACCGACTCTGGAGCGAATCGAATGTCTGACTCGCAGAAGAAACTCATCGTCGCCGGTGTAGTCGCTGTGGCCCTCACGTGGTGGCTGGCCACCGCTCCAGACTCGCCGCTGCGGCCCCAGCCGCCGCGGCCGGATCGCCCCGTGCTGCGATTCATTGCCCGCGTGGCGAGCGTGGCCGCACGATTCGGCCTGACGGCCCTGCTGTTTGCCGAGCCGGCCCCACAGGCCCCCGACGAGGTCCACCTGGCCCACGCTGTGCTAGGGCCTGATGGGCACCAGCAGCTTAGGAACGAGGTGTGGTGATGTGGAGTTGGATCCTCTATGTGCTGGCGGCCACCTCGGCCGAGCCGCAGCTGCTCGAGCAGGAGCGTGCACGCACGGCCGGCAGCGTGAACGTGGCCTACGCGTCGCTCGCCACGGATCCGCCGCCCCCGGCCCGCGAGCCCGACAAGCCCGCGGCCCCGGCCGTCTGCCCTGACTGCAGCGGCAAAGGCTATACGCTGCGATCTGACGGCAGTCGGTGGGCGTGCCGGTGCAAAGCCTGCCCGACCGGAACCTGCCCTAAGAGGTGAGCCGTGGAGCCTGTGCAGCGACTCACTGAGCAGATCGCTCGCCAGCTTGGAGGCATCGCGGAAGACTGCGGTGCCGAGCGGCTGGCCGCGATCATGCGGCTGGTCATCCGGCATTGGCCCCATGAGCACCTCCGCATCGTCGCCCGCTCCGGCGGCCGCAACCACGCCGACCTGCCGCACGTCGGCAGACTGCTCGCCGCCCAGGTCCGCGAGCAGTGGGAGGCCCGGAACGGAATCTCCCCCGACTGGGACCTGGTGCTCGCAAAGGCGGCGAGCGCGTGCTGGCTGGTGCTGCTCGAGCTTTGGTTCCGCGACAAGGAATTCCGCGTGACGCTGAAGGTGCTCACGCGGAAGATTGCAGAGCCGTCGTGACAAAACGTCGGCACTTCTGACTGCCCGCCGACATTTCATCACGCCGCCGGCCGCCTCGGCGGCTCTTCGCCGAGGTCGAGCGGTGGCAGCAGGTCAGGGGCAGTCGGCCCATCGCGCACGATGTTCGGATCAAAATAGCTTTTTCGCGTCGTGCTCGGCCGGTCGTGATCAGCGAGACGCGTGGCGTCTCCTCCGGCCGCGTGGTAGTAGCTCAGGGAAGCTTTCCTAAGCCCGTGGAAGCCCCTATAGGTGACGTCGGCACGTTTGCACAGGTGCCGCAGGCTGGACCAGATCGAAGTCGGCCGGCGGTCCCACGGCCAGACGATATCCTCCGGCTTACGCTGGCCGGCTCGCAGCATGTCGGTGGCCTGCTGGTTGAGTGGCCGCACAATGTCGCGCGTCTTCCCCTTCCGCGACTCGCCGAGGAACGTGATCTCGCGAGCCTCTAGGTCGACGTGTTCCCAGCGTAGTGCGAGCATCGCACCGAGCCTCTCGGCCGTCAGCCAAGACACGTAGATTTGCGTCGACCACCACCAGGCGTTCGGCACGCCGGCGATCGTTCCCTTGTACTTGTCGCTGCGTGTCATCGCGGAACGGATCAGCTTCGCGACATCGTCGGAGGTGTATGCCCGCGGGACTCGCTCGACGGCTCGGTACGGCGGTAGCGACGGCCATTCGACGTGTTCGCCGCGGCTGTTCTTGAGCTTTTTCTTACTTGCGTAGGTCCAGATGGCGACGCACTGCGTGCGATCTTTCAAAACTGAGTTCCGTGCCGCAATCTTCCCCCGGTGGGGCGTGATCTCACGCCACCGCAGGAACTTGCTCACGACCAGGTCGTCGAGGTCGTCGAGCGTGGGCTCGGGATCGGCGCGGCCTGGCACGGTGGCCAGATAGTCTCGGAAGCGGTCGAGCGTCTGCATGTACAGAACGACGGTCCGATCCGAGAGCATGTGAAGGGGGGCATATCGTTCCAGAAGCAATTCGCGAACCGTCATGGCGCACCTCAGCAGAAGCTGCGGCACACATCCTTGCCAACGACCGCTGATCGCAACCGCGATCAGACCGGCCTCCGTGCCGCGGAACGCTGAGAATACCATACATCTATACAATCGTACATCTGCATGCCCTCCGCTCGACAATTCCCGGCTGCCCCAACCCTACGGGGGTGGGCTTCCGGGTGTCAACAAGGCGTTTCCTTGCCTAGATTGACTCTAGTAACCATATCGGTAGCATGGGGGCATGGTAAGCATGGCCATTGAGCCCACAAAACGACGCCTTGTCCTTACCCGCGAGGCGGCCGAGATCTACGGCTGCACGATGGGGCGACTTCGACAGATGGCCAGGGCGAAGACGGTCTGGTCAGAGAAGGCCGGCCCCCGGGCTCTTGCGTTCGACGCCAACGAGCTCGAGCGGCTGGCGAAGGCCCGCGACAAGGCCCGCGGCAAGGGCAAGCTCCGCGGAACTCCCCCGGGCGGGTTCTCGCCCGACACGTGATTTTTCGCGTGTAAAAAGCACTCTCCATAAAAATCCTAACCTGCACTTGATAAAGCTACCGATGTCGGTAATGATCTTTCGCACGCAAACGGAGGCACTCATGAAAGAAATGGAATCACTCGCCGACGCCGGATGCCGCTTCGTGCGGCTCGCCCGCGGCGAGAAGCGGCCGCTCGGTGCGGCCTGGCAGTCGAAATCGACCTGCGACTTGACGTATGTCAAGCAGTGGCTTGCAGCCGGCAGCAACGTCGGCCTGCTCCTCGGGCCTGAGTCGGGCGTGGTTGACGTCGAGTTTGACGATCCCGCCGGCATCGATCAACTGGCCGCATTCGGCATCACCGACCTTCACACGCCAACGTGGCGGTCGGCCCGCGGCGAGCACCGGCTGTTCAGGTGGGAGCCGTGGATGCCGCAGTCGGCCGTGGTCAAAGCAGACTCGCTGGAGATCCGGATCGGCGGCCGTGCGGCCCAATCCGTGCTGCCACCGTCTGTGCACCCATGCGGTGGCAAGTATGAGTGGATTGTCCCCCCCTCGCTTGTCACGATCGCCCCCTTTCCGGCCCAGCTGCTGCGAGGTGTGCCATGCAACGCATGACCTGGTCGCGTGTTATCGACAGCTTGGTGATGGTGCGTCTCGGGCAGGAACTCGGCACCTCGAGCGAGCTCGCGCAGTCAATCGCAGGCGTGATTGACGCGGCCATCGCGATCCTCGGCAGGATAATTGGTTGACAAAGATACCGACATGGGTATGTTGTCCGCGAATGCTACCGACATGGGCAGCAGCAAACGCTGAAAACAGGCTCAATTCCCCGCACAAAACCCCCACACGGAAAACTTTATTGACAGCATTGCCAGCATGCATAAGCTGGCCATAAGACCACTAATGAACAGCTGTACACCGGTTGTTCGGGTGGGCGAAAGGACCGCTCGACGTCGGAGACGGCGAGCGGAAGGAGCCGGCGGAGCCGGCATGGCAAGGAAGCACGGATCCCGCAGAGCACGACGCCGAGCGGGTCATTTTTACTCGGAGGCAACGGATGCCGACAAAGCGACGCACCTCCAAAACCACAGGAGGCTCACGTGATCACGGACGACAACGGGCTGCCGCAAAATCGCGGGCGACGAGGCGGCGGAACGGCACGGCCAGAAGACCCCTCCCCGGCCGAGATCGAGCGGCTCTGCGAGATCATTCGCCAGGAGTGGCCGGAGTGGAGATTGAGCCAAGGGCGACGCGAGTGGGTGGTGCAGGAGCACTACGCGAAACTTGCGGACACGATCCTCGGGGTGCACTGATCCGCGGCGCCAGCGGCGCCGCCCTGCTCATGGCCGACCGGCTCTCGCGTTGCATCTCGCTGCAAGGCGACTGCACCAGCGACGAGGCCGACGGCCTGGATCTCGACGAGCGGATCGCCCGCGGCGACCGCATGGCCGCCTATGACGTGATAGGTGCGTGCATTGACGAACTGACCGCGTGGCGTGACGGCCTCGGGGAGGTGCTTTGCGATGCCGAGACGATGGCACGCATCGCCAATTTGAACTCCCGCAGGAGGGCACGCGGATGCTGATTCTCGGACGAAAGGTGGATGAGTCCATCGTGTTTGAGGGCCTCGACATCGAGGTGATGGTTTGTGCGATTGATCGAGGACGCGTGCGTCTCGGAATAAAAGCCCCCGACGGGGTAACGGTTCTGAGGCACGAGCTCCTCGAGCGGATGGATCCGTGGGTAATTCAGAAGAAACCAGAAGGAGTTGCTGCAGATGAGTTGGAATCAGACCCCAACCCGTGACGTTCGCACCAGGTCGCAACAGAAATGCGACCGCGGTGCTGCTCTCGGGCGTGTGTTTCGTGTTGCTCGCGTGCTCGTGGCCGGCATGGAGCAGTTGGATCGTGGCCTCTATCGAGTCGAGCCGGGTGATGTTTTAGCGCTCAGGACGGCGCTGGCCCAGGCTGCGACTGCAATCCGTGAAGACGAAAGGAGTTCGACATGACGAAGGTCATCAGCGACACGAAGGACGTCCCCCATGGGTACGTGCGACTTAGCGAGATCACAAAGGACGTCACCGACGCAAAGCGATTGAGTGATGCGCACGACCAGGGTGAAATCCCGGCCGTGAAGCTCATTCGCACGACCGGTGAAATTAAGACCGGCCCGGTATGGGTTTGTGAGAGATCTGCGAAAGAGTTTCTGGCCGGTATTCGTGCGGCTCGGTCGCGGAAGAATCAGCCAGCAAAATCGGCCGTGATCGATGCCGTTGGCGAGACGCTGTGCGACGTCGAGACGTTCCATCTGTTTTTGAGGTCTATCAGCGGCGGTAGCGTTCGCACCGCACAAGCCGCTGAGGGCATTGAAAAGCATCTTGAGTCCATCGCGTCGTCTCTGGCCATCTTGGCCCAGCACGCCGGGAGGACTGAGCTCGCCGGCATTTGCATTGATGAGGCCGAAACCACCGACTGGAACGAAAGGAGTTCGACATTAGCATTCTTCAGATCACGCGCGGCCGCCGCCAGGCGGCGGTCCGCGGGACCATTTACGGCATCGAGGGCATCGGCAAGACGACGCTCGCGACGCAGTTTCCTGCCCCCCTGGTGCTCGATACGGAGGATGGCACGAACCACATCGACGTGGCCCGTGCGTCCATCCACGACTGGAAGAGCCTCACGCTGGCGCTTACCGAGCTCGCCGTGAACGCTCAGGGTTTCAAGACGATCGTGATCGACTCGGCCGACTGGGCCGAGAAGCTGCTGATCGAGTGGTTGCTGAAGACGAGCGGCAAAAAGAGCATCGAAGACTTTGGTTTTGGCAAAGGCTACACGATGGTGGCCGAGCACTGGACACGATTCCTTGCGTCGTGCGACGTGTTGATCGGCCAGGGCATCAACGTCGTGTTCGTTGCTCACTCGACGGTGAAGAGAACCTCCCCCCCGGACCAGACCGACGGGTTCGACAGATACGAATTGAAGCTCACCAAGCAGTCGGCGCCGCTGCTTCGCGAGTGGTGCGATCTGCTGCTGTTCTGCAACTACCGAACCAAACTGGTCGAGGGCAGCGACGGCCGGCTGAAGGCCACCGGCGGCAAGGATCGCGTGATGCACGCCGAGCATTCGGCGGCGTGGGACGCGAAAAACCGGTTCGACCTGCCGGCCGAGATGCCGATGGATATCGGCCAGTTGGGATCAATCTTCTCCGGGCCGGCCCCGGCGTCTGTGGGTGGTGCGCAACGCCCTGCAAAAGTGGAGGCCCCCCGGGTGGGTGCCGAAGCACAGTCGCCGGCTGCCGGTTCGGAGGAGCCGCTGCAGGATCTGATCGAGCGACATATCGCCGACGCCAAGAGCGTTCGCACGCTCGGAAGAATCGGCGACAGGATCGACGCGCTGCTCTCTGAGGGGCAGCTGACCGACGACCAGGCTGACGTGCTGACGAAGGCCGTGGCGGCCCGGCACGACGAGCTCGAGCCGAAGGAGGTAGCCAATGTCGTGGTCTGACAGCCCCCCCTGGAAAGTCCGCCAGGACCAACGTGCCGAGCTCATGCGAAAGATCGCCGCGGTGACGCGTGCGTTTGAGTCGCGTGATATCGCGTTCGACAAAGCGAAAGATCAGATCGAAGAGCTCTTGAACGGCGACGCCAACCGCATTGTGCGAGTGGGCAACAAGCAACACGAACCGGAGATCCAATCATGAATTGGGATGAATTCGGCGACGACGATTTCGATGCTGGCGAGACGGGCGAGCAGGGCTTTGTGCCAGACGGCACGCACGTGGCCCTGATCACTTGGGTTGGGATCCAGAACAAAGAGTGGGCGAAGGGCGAAAAGAACCCGGAGGGCAAAGTGCTCACCGTGAAGCTCGAGGTTTCTCCCAAATACAAGCCGGTGTGGGAATCGATCCCGTGCCACCAGCGTGGCAAGGTCGAGCAGCTGTGCCGCGCTGCACGCGTCGATCCACCCCGGGGTGAATGGGACGAGCGCGATCTCAAAAAGCAGATGGCCACGGTCGAGACGGTGCTGGCGTTGAGCAAGGCCGGCAACGAGTTCGTGAAGGTCGTGGCGTGGAAGCCTGGCCCGGAGCCGCTGCCGAAGGCAGTTCGCGAGGCGCCTGTCAGGACTCCGGCGGCGAAGGTGCGGGCGGCGTCGCCCGCTATCGGTTCCGACGACGTGCCGTTCTAGGGGGAAGCATGGAAGGGCTTCGCATGATCAGCGAGACAGAGAGCGAGACGCACATCGTGCGGCGATGGGAGACCGGCGACGGGTTCGCCATGACGCTGTTCACGCCGCGTGTCGACCTGGTGCTGCCCATCAGAGAGACGCACGAGACTCCGCGGATCCTGCCCGGCAGCACGTTTGTGAATGCGGCGGCGAGGGTTGGGTTGGATGACGACTACGAAGACGGGATGCGAGTGCGGTACGGGGATGAAATGTGATCGGTGTGCACACACGGAGGTGATGCAGTGAGTGATTACTTCTCGGAAAACGTGCGAGCGATTGAGCTCGACATGCCGCTGTTCAAGGCAAGGAAATCAGACCCGCCCACGTCGCATGACGCGGCCAAGATCAATCGCAAGGGCAAGAAGTGGCGCGTGCTCGAGGCCCTGCGGCTCGGGCCGGCCGGGCAGACAGAGATCGCGGCCAGGTGCGGGCTGGTTCCGCACGAGGTGAACAAGCGGCTGAACGATCTGCGGCACGCCGGGCTCGCGAAGTGCACCGGGAAAGAGGTGCGGAATGCTGGCGGTCTGCTCGAAAACGAATGGAGGTGCGTGTGAGCTCTTTCTTCGTGGAGTGCGTCGATTATTGGTCGGCTCGTGTTGACGAGAGCGACGTTGGCGTTGACTGGTGCGACGCCACTGAACGCTGCTGGAGATGCGGCGTGAAGACAAAATCGCTTCAGCGGTGCCACGTGGTGGCGAAGCAGTTCGGTGGCGAAATGGTTCCAAGCAATATTGTTTTGCTTTGCCGTGAGTGCCATGACGAGCAACCTGACGTGACTGATCCGCGCGAGGTGTGGAGATGGATCAAAGAAACGCGGCCCCGGTATGGATACGGGACGCTCAAGCTTGAGCGTGCTCTGGCGATCGCCCTAGCTCGAGGAGTCGACCTGTCGCTGTTCGACAAAGCAAAATCAGAAAAACTACTTGAGGATCACGCTGGACTTCATCTGATGCAAAACGGATCTGGATGCCGCATTAAGGCTTCGACGATTGCGTGGGTGATTGAGCAATCATGCCAACAGGAGACCAAGGATGGCAGATGAGGAGTACGTTTCGCTGAATATGGACCACCCGCTGAATAAGCACATGGCCGAAGCGATGGCGTCGATGACACGGAGCCAGTTCGACAAGTGGCTTTTGCGTCAAACCAAAAGGATGACGTTCGATGTGCTGCTGGACCTCGATCCAGATCAAGTTATGTACCGCCGGTCGCGCGTTCTGCGGATGATGGTGACCTGCTTTAAGGCGGGGCATCAAGCTGGCCACGGAAGGGGCTGGCGAGCCTGCGAGCGCCGTGCAAGGAAACTGGCAAGGAGGGCCAAGGATGGCCGGTAGCTGGATTCGCATGCGTCACGACCTGATCGATGCCCCGGAGATCCGGCGGCTCGCTCGGGCCGTTGGCGTTACCAAAGACGACGTCTACGGCAAGCTGTTTCGGCTTTGGTCGTGGTTCGACCGCCACAGTGTCAACGGCGTGGTGGCCGACGAGGAGCTCGAGGCCGTTGACGAGCTTATTGGCGTGACCGGGTTCGCTGCGGCGCTTGTCAGCGTCGGGTGGCTCGCAGCCCAGGAGGGCGGGATTGTCATCCCGCACTGGGAGCGACACAACTCGGAAACGGCAAAAGAGCGTGGTTTAGCGGCCGTTCGGCAGGAACGGCACCGCGGGAAGGCACCCCCGGGTGACCTGTCACGCTCCGAGCGTGACAACCCTGCGGGCACCTGTAACGGTGGGACCGTTACCAGACTAGATAAGACTAGACTAGATAATCCTCCTCCCCCCCGCGTAGACGCTTCGTTTACGGAAGCCAAGGCAACGCTGCTGGCAGCGTGGACGGCCGCGGCCAAGAAGGGGCACGTACAGCCCTGGAATGCGTCAGGGATGCCCGATGGGTTCCCGGCCCGCGTCGAGGAGGCCGGCTGGCTGGAAGACGCCCTGCGTGCGATTGAGTGGCTCCCACGGTGCCGCTACTTCGACCAGGGTAAGGCGACGCTGATCCAGCTGTGCGGTCCCGGGTTCGTGTTGAAGGTGTTGGGGCACCAGTTCGACGATCCCAAGCCGGTCAGGCGTCGTCGAGGGGGCGAGCCCAGTGACGAAAAAGCACCCGCCCGGGCGTTCGTTGGGCGGGACGCTGATCGATTTGCAGCCACGATCGCCAAGACACTCACAGTTTCGGAGGGCACATGAACACGCTCCAGCAGATCCCCGCGGCCAAGTCGGCCGGCACCACGGCCAAGCAACTCGAGCTCGTCGAAGCGATCCGCCGGCTGACGGCCGAGGCCGAAGGGCTGCCGCCCACGGTGCGTGAGCTCTCGACGGCCACCGGCACGCAGCTGGCCGACATACAGCAGAAGCTGAACCGTCTCCGGCGTGACGGTGTTGTTATTTGGAAGCAGGGCAAGGCCCGTACACTTCGCGTCGTCGGAGGTTGAAATGTCCGCCCCCCCTAAAGACATCGTCGAACGCATTCGCGGCCTGCGGTACGTGCACGTGCCGGTGGCGAGCGAGTTGATGAATGAGGCGGCGTCGGCCATCGAGACTCTGAGGTGGCAGTTGAAGATCCGCGAGAACATCATCGGCCGCCTGGTGGCTGAGAACGAGCGGCTGCGGAACGGTGCAGTGACGGGCTGCGAAATGGTATCGCAAAACTACCCCCCCCTGTCTTGATTCAAAGCCAGAGAGAAAACGACACATGGGACGCATGAGCCGGCAGAAAGGGAAAAGAGGCGAACGCGAATGCGCCGCCGAGCTCGGGCAGCTGCTTGGCGTTGAAGCCCGCCGGGGTGTGCAATTCCAGGGCGGGCCGGATTCTCCTGACGTGGTGCTCGACGGCGTCTCCATCCACGTCGAAGCCAAACGCGTCGAGCGGCTGCAGCTGTGGGCCGCGATTGAGCAGGCGAAAAAAGACTCCCCCCCCGGCAAGACTCCTGTGGTGTGGCACAAGGCTAACCGAAGGGGGAGCGTGGTGATCGTCGAGACGGCGATGCTCGTGGACCTGGCCCGCGAGATCGTGCGGGCTACTTCGTGAGACGCGGCCGGCCCATGCCGGGCTGACGCTCAAAGTTCTCGGCATCACTCCGCAGGACGAAATGCTGGCCGTCGATTTCGATTCCCGGGAAGGTGCCGGCCACGATCATTCGATTCAAATACGCTCGCGTCACACCAGCCAGTTCTGCAGCGGTGCCGACACGCACGTATTTGGTGGGATCAATCAGCTTGGGCTTGCTCATTTCACTGACGGCTGCACGCCGCCCTCCCCTGGAACCATGACATCTTTCACGTTGAACTTGTTGATCCGCAGCACGGCGCCGGTGCCAGGCATCCGGACCTCGAGCCAGCCCTTGCCGGTCTCAATGTCGACATCGTAGGCGGTTTTGCACCCCCACATGGTTTCGAGGAAACTCATCCTCCCTTGGAACTCGACGAGCAATTCATCAGACGGTGGGCTGGGCATGGCTTGAACCTTTCTGCGTGGTGGCGTGGAACTGCGAGAGATTATTGCGTGACGATCGGTAAATATCCAGTCGGAAATACTGGCGTCGTGTCGGAAGTTTTTCTGCTGTTTTTTCTGACACATTTCCGATAAGCTTTTTGCGTGGCTGCAGCCACTCAAGGCCGCGGCGGAATTTCCAAAAAAAAATGTCAGAGAAATCCCCTAGTGGGAGGCTTTGGAAATTCGGTCTGCCAAATCGGCAAACCCCCCTCAGTGGGGGTGGACCCCCGTCAGGGGGGAGCCCCCCCGAGCGAGGGGGTATTCGAGGCACCCCACCGCGTGGGGGAAGGCCCCACGGCAGGGGGGTAGTGCTCCGCCGGCCGTCGTCGGCCGGCGACGCGTGCACAATTCCCGGGCATTCATGCTCGTTTTTTGTTTTTCGTGTTGTCGATCGTGTCTCCAGTTATGCGCGCGCAGTCGGGCAAGTCTGCCGGCCGGATTTTTTACGTGCACGAGCTCGAGCCCCTGCCCGGGCGCATTCCCGGCCGGCTGTCGATCGTGCACGAGCCCGGCCGGCCGACGTCGGCCGCGTGTGCTCGTGTGCTGTGGTGTGCTGTGGTGTGTTGTGCGGCCGTGCACGCCCGGGCGCCTGCAGGGTGCTCCCCTGCGTCGCCACGTGGCCACGGACGGCCGTTATCGGTTTGTAAGTCTATGGGCATGCCGGCGCCTGCCCGCGGCCGTCAACGGCCGCGGGCGTCGCCACGTCGCCACGTGCACGAGCGCCGGCCGGCCAGACTGGCCGACGTCGCGACGCGTGCCCCTGGTCAACGCGTTACCCTTGGAAGTCTTCCAGGTATGCCAGCTGGTCGACCAGCTGGTCGGCCGTCATATGCTCGAGCACATCGCGGTCCGTGAAGTCTAGTTCGGCGCCGGACCGCTCGAGCACGGCCGCGACGTGCTCGGCCGTCAACGGGCTCGGCCGGCAATCGAAACAATCGCAGGCGCGGGAATCTGCGCAGCATTCGGCACGTAGCATGGGGATAGTCTCCAGGGGGGCGTGAAACGGGATCCGGCCGGCCCCTATGGGGCCGGCCGGGCATGACGTCAACGGCATGCCGCACGCCGCCCTGGTGCACGAGCACCAGGGCGGACAGCGGCCGGCCGTCAAGCCAATTCGACGACGGCCGT